AAGCTGGCCGGGTTAAAGAGCCAGCAACTTATAGCGCTAGTTTCAAGCATGCTACCGCTAAAGGGGCTGACGGCAGAGAACAGAACTGCACCGGATACTCGCGGTTTGGCCTTTACAGGTAAAAGTATGCCGCCTACCAAGGCCGCGATATGTAGGGGACTGGAAAGCCGCTAAAGTGCAAGGCTTGACGTCCGGAGAGACGAGTACCAAGAAGGATTGATTCTGTGAGCAAAATAACCGACCTCTGCGGATCGCCTAATCAGCGGCGGAATGGACAAGATCTGGAGGTGATTACTCCGGGGCCTGGTGCCGAGTCGGAAGGTGTCCAAACCCAGGCAGCAATCAGAATCAATCACTTGTTGGCTCTTGAGAAAAATCTGGAGCAGCGGAGCCACCACGTTACCAAAGCTGTGCGCACGGCGGGTAATCCGGATGCGTAATGCGTGGAAGAGCCAACAAACATCCTCCACGATACGGAGGGCTAAGAAGTGAGATTATTGGAGATACTCAACGAAATCGGTTATAGGCATATAACCAGAAAAGCAACAGTTCGAGGCAGATAAAAAGGCACCTGCTAAGTAGTTGATAAAGTATCGTAGCTCTGTACCGTGCGCGCGCTTTATATAAACGGTTAAGATGGTGAGAGGTGAGTGAGTCTCTCTGCCAGTGATCTCAACTTGTTGGCCTGATAAACCAACAAACAGCGCAAATTGCTGTGATTCAATGGAGCCTAAGCTGGCCGGGTTAAAGAGCCAGCAACCTTATAATTTAATTGGAGTAATAAATGGACGAAAGATTTTCTCTTTATCGAAAAAAATCGCAACAACCGATGCGAGCTTACGTGCCTGGAGAGGATTTGACCGGCATATCTGTTAACAAAGAAGACACTCCTAAGCTTGGTGGAATGATAGCAATTAATCCGCAGAATTATGAAGATCAGTGGTATGTGGCAAAGAAATACTTTGAAGATAATTACGAGGTAGTATAAAAGTGCAATCCGGGCCGCCTAAGTGCCCGGAAATTTAACCAGGAGAAACAGCCATGAAAAGTAGCACCAAGGGTTTGTTAATGTTGTTCTGTATACCCCTGTCCATAATCTTGTGGCAGGTGCACATCGGGGACTATGCCAGCGCTCTGGCCTTTGCGATATTTACCTTCGTAGTGTGTTGGTTACTGGCCGCGTTTTATCTCCTAATAAGTCGGCCCAGGGGACAGCCATGTTAAACCTAAATAAGGCGATACCGTACCTTTCAGACCAGCTTGAGAACAAGCACTTGTTTAGACGGCTAGTTATTACTTTCCTCTTGTTCACGTACCTTTACGTGATACATGGTTGTTTTGAATACGCATACTTCGCCGCCCGTAGCGGGCTGCCAGCCGGTGATACCGTGATGGTTCTCGGTGCGCTGCAAACGCTTACTACGTTGCTTATGGGTTACGCCTTTAAGATTTATTCGGCTTCGCGTAATGCCCCTATTGACAAACAAAAATAACTGTGAGATATTCGGCGCTATTGAGTTTGAAGGCACCTAAACGCGAATAGCAGGCCCTCTTCGGAGACACCCCGGCGATCCTTCGCAAAGCTAGGACACCCCTTAAGAACTTCTAAAGACTTTTTTAGAACAACACAGGAGTGTTTAAAATGGCTGAATCAGCGTTCCAGACGCAGTTCCGGCAAGAGTTAATCGCCGGTTTCGAGCAAAACCAAACCCTATTACGCAACACCGTAACGACCGAGGCCGTGATTAAAGGCAACACGGCTACGTTCAACGTTATCGATTCCGGTGCAGCTACCGCTGTTACTCGTGGATTGAACGGTTTGATTCCAGGTCGTGCGGACAACAACACTCAAAATTCAGCAACACTGAAAGAGTGGCATGACAAGGCGATCAAAACCGGGTTCAATGTATTTGCTTCTCAAGGCGATCAACGCCGGGCGATGCAAGATACCACGATGTCGGTTATCAATCGTAAGATCGATGAAGATATCTTGACCGCGTTATCTGGCGCTACTCAAGACACCGGTGCCGCACAGAAAGCCAGCTTCCGTCTCATCATGTGGGCGCAAACGATTCTCGGTAACAACGCCGTTCCATTGGGCGCGAACGTTACCTGGGTGATCTCCTCTGCGATGTACGCCTATATGCTTGAGTTCAAGCAGTTCACCAACGTAGAGTACGTGAACAAAAAACCACTTGAACAAGCGATGGTCATCGACCAACCGATCTCGTTCTATTGGCTGGGCATGAACTGGATCGTACACCCGAACCTGAGCGGCAAAGGCACTTCGGCGGAGAAATGCTACGTGTTCCACCGCAGCGCAGTAGGGCACGCGATTGACACAGCGGGCATTCAATCCGCAGTGGACTACAACACCGAACATGACTACTCGTTCGCACGTTGCACCGCTTATATGGGTTCCGTGCTGATGCAGAACTCCGGCGTTGTTGTCATCAACCATAACGGTGCCGAGTTCGCTGCGCAATAATAGCCGTAGCTAATTTACTGCACGATAATAGGAGACTGAACACATGGCTTACGCAACTTCCGACCCATTAGTTTTACTCACGACCGCTTCACTCGGTTCCGGTAAACGTATCTGGTGGCACGAATCCGCCGATGCGGGTACCGCTGCCGATGCGGACGGCTTCATCACCGACGGTATCGCTCGCGGCTTGAAGGTCGGCGACATTGTACTGCACGAAGACACAGCGACGAAGATCATCACATCGCACCGAGTCTTTGCCAGTACAACCGCCCCGACTACAGCGGTCAATCTTGGTGATGGAACAACTTTCTGTTCAGGTACTAACAGCGATTAAGTATTGATTGCTGCCGGGTTATGGGCTAAGATAAAGGGGTATGGTTCTAGGGCCAAACCCCTTTTAAATTTTATAGTGAGCAGATCATGACGCAAGACGCAACCAAACGACAACCGGCGCTTATCCCTTCGGATTTGAAGCAAGCGGACTATAACCGCAACCGTTTTCTGGCACACCCGCCAGAAGGTACTACACTCGAGGACGTTCTTAACCCGGCTTTTTGGGCGCACGTATCCCGACAGTTTGTACCCGGCGGCGGCGATATCATAGAAGTGGTACCTGCCGACAGGTCGTTCTACGCCGAATTGCTCGTGGTCGAATGCCGCAAAGTAGGGCTTGTCACGAATATCCGTCTGGTTAAGCTGAATTATGTTCCGTTGGTTGAAAACAAACCAGCGGGTAAAGCGGCCAAATCTGAGTATGAAGTCGTGTACCGTGGCGAGGCAAGAAAGCATACAGTAACCCGAACGGCGGATAAAGAGGTGGTGAGCGAGGGGCACGCTACCAAGCAAGACGCATTGAACTGGATCGACGAGCAGGAACTCAATAAACTGACACAAGGCTAATTGTGACCACCCAACTGACGATAACCAACGGGGCGCTAGGCTTTCTAGGTGAGCGCAGTCTGGTAGCCACAACGGACGCTACCGAACCGGCCAGGGTTATGGCGGCCAATTACTCGGCAGCGGTAGAGTATTGCCTTGAGCAGGGGCACTGGAAGTTCGCCCAACGCCGTGCGGTTCTTACCCCTTCATTGACCGAGATACCGACAAGCGGCAGGGCCAATGCCTTCGCCCACCCGACCGACTACGTTCGTGTCAGCGCGTTGTGTTCTGATGAGCGCTTCGGGGAGCCTATCGTCGACATTGAGGACGTTGGGGGTTTCTGGTACAGCGATCTCGATACTCTGTACCTGAAGTACGTGTCGAACGATACTAACTACGGGCTTAATCTTTCCCTCTGGCCAGAAACGTTTGTGCTGTTCGTGCAGTTATACCTTGCGGTTCTGGCCGCCCCGCGTATCGTACCGGACAAAAAACCGGAGACAATACAAGCACCGGGCGGGGTTGGGTTAATAACAGCGAAACGTAACGCTTTGGCCAAGGACGCGGTAGCGGGGCCGACGCAATTCCCGCCGATGGGTAGTTGGGCGCGTAGCCGTTTACGCAAAAACAGATCACGGAACAGTTCGGTGTCCTTATATGGCAGTTAGTGAAGACTATGTACTGGCGTTTAACCGAGGGGTAATAAGTGACCTCGTAGAGAACCGTGCCGATGTGAAGCGCGTGGGCATGTCCGCTGAAGTGCAAATGAACTGCATGCCCCGTGTGATGGGGCCTATGTCGCTGCGCCCAGGACTGGAATACATCGGCGGGTTATCGAAAGCCACCGGCGTTATACGTATGGTGCCGTTCGTATTCTCAAACGATCAGGTAGCGCTCATAGAAGTAACTGACGAGCAAATGCGCGTGTGGGAAATGGACGGCTTAGTTACCAGAGAGTCAACACTCAGTACGTTGAACAATCAGGACTTTACCTCTAACCTTAACAGTTGGGTTTCTGATGACGGTAGCGGGGCGGCGGTGTCTTCGTGGAAAACCGGCGGGTATATGTCCCTTATCGGTTCGAGCACGCACGCAGCCGCACGGTACCAGAACGTGAACCTAGAGTTCAATGAGATAGGAACCGGTAAAGAGTACGCAGTAACGATAAGCGTATTGTCCGGTGTCGTTGGTTTTCGGGTTGGCACAACGGCTGGCGGCGACGACCTACTTAATGAAACCTTCTTAGGGGAAGGGATACACTCGCTGGCGTTCACTCCGCCCGCCCAGTATGCGTATGTCTATTTCTTCAACTACTCCCGTCGGGAGGCGATAGTAGACTACTGCCGATTGGAAACGGCTGGCGGTCCAATGTCCTACGGCATATCACTACTACCAACGGAAACCCTTGACGATACACGATTTGCGCAATCGGGCGATATCATTTTCTGTGCAAGAGGTAAAGCCTTCCCCCCGGTTAAGATCGAAAGGCGAGGGCGGCACAGTTGGTCTGTTGTTGCTTACGAAACTCTCGACGGGCCATTTAGACCGGCTAATATATCGAAGACGACGATAACCCCGAACGCACTCACCGGTGCCGTGACGTTAACCGCTTCAACCCCGATCTTTACTTCCGGTAACGTAGGCGGGCTATTCAAACTACAATCGGCTGGGGTTACCAGTTCTTTAACGATTAATCTCCAAGATACCGCAACCGATTCGATCAAGGTTACCGGGGTGGGCGATGAACGTAAGTTCGATTACACGATAGCTTTAGGCGTGTGGTCGGGCACCATAGTCTTTGAGCGGTCGCTCGTTGAAGAGGGTCGTTGGATAACTGTAACGACCCACACCGCAGGCGCTACGGTAACCGGCTATAACGACACGCTGGACAACCAAACAGTCTACTACCGCCTGCGGGCAACGTCACCGATTACGGGGGGCGCACCGGTCTGTTCGATGACGTATACCATAGGAACAAAAACCGGGGTAGTTAAGATCGAGGGCTATACGAGCCCGACAGTAGTTACCGGCAAGGTGGTCAAAATTTTAGGCAGCACCAACGCAACAGCGGACTGGTCAGAAGGTTCGTGGTCAACACGCCGGGGGTATCCTTCTGCCGTGGCGTTCTACCAAGGACGTTTATGGTGGGCGGGCAAGGATCGTATCTTCGCGTCGGTAACAGACAACTACTACAGTTTCGATGAAGATTACGTCGGTGATGCAGGGCCGATACAACGTAGCATAGGCATGGGGCCAGTGGATACGATAAGCTGGCTGTGCCCTTTGAAGCAGCTTGTTATCGGCGCGGAAGGCGGCGAATATCTCTGCCGGTCGAATAATATCGACGATCCCCTAACTCCGGCTAATTTCAACTTATTCCGTACAGGCGATTACGGTTCGTCAAACACCGATGTGATTTCGGTGGACGGGGCAGCTATCTATGTTGACCGCACGGGGGCGCGTATTCTTGCCCTGTCGAATAGTGTCGATCAGGCCGAGATACTTGAAACGTCCTTACTATCCCCTGAACTCTGCCAGCCAAGTATCAAGCGCCTCGCGGTACAGCGCCGCCCCGATACCCGGATACATTTTGTGCGGTGCGATGGCACCGCAGTAGTTTTGATCTACGATAAAGCTGAACAGGTTAACTGTTTCGTTACAGTGGAAACCGAAGGGCTTATAGAAGATGTGGTAGTCGTGCCACACACACCGGAAGATTGGGTCTTCTACGTTGTGGCCAGGGTTATAAATGGCGTTGTCTACCGTTACCTGGAACGCTGGGCCAGTACCACGGAAGCGGTAGGCGGAGAACGGAACAAGATGCTTGATTCATTCTTCGAGTACATCGGTGAGCCGTCGAAGCACATTTACGGGCTCGATCACCTTAACGGCAAAGAAGTCCTGGTTTGGGGCAACAATAAGTACCTCGGTTCATATGGTGTGGTTAACGGCCACATAGCGATATCGGAGAGCGTTTCGTATGCGGTGGTAGGGTTGTACTACTACGGAAAATTTGTTAGCCGTAAGCTGGGGTTCTTGACCCGTGGCGCGAGTTCGATAAGCAAACGCCGTCGGGTGGTTGCCGCTGCGTTGTTGCTGCGCAATACTCATGTCGATTCGTTACAGTACGGAACCGATGAAGACCATCTTGATTATCTGCCGCCAATGGAAAATGAGGTCGCAGTAGCTGCGGGCTACCAGTGGGATAGTTTCGACAGCGATCCGCTTTCGTTCAATGGAACAATCGAGAATAACACTAAGCTGGTTCTGAAAATGAACGCGCCCTACCCCTGCACTGTTACCGCCGCCGTGGTTACGTTGGAGAATGTATGACGTTTCGAGCCTATCCAGCAAAGGCCGAAGAAGTAAATGAAGTACTGGGGGAGCGGACTTACTTCACGCTGTATAACGCCCTGGCAGTAGCGAAAGACGATAAGGTGTTGGGGCTTTGCGGGCTGGTTCGGCACCAAGGCAGAAAATACATCTTCAGCGAGATAAAAGAAGAAGGTTTCAGATACCCTAAACAGATACTTAAAAAAGCTAGAGAATATTTGAAAACATTACCCCCAGGCGTATACTACGCCGTAGCGGATAAACGCTATGGAACCGCTTGCAGATTTCTTGAGAAACTTGGCTTTATAAAAGAAATGGACTTATACCGACTGGAGATAGAATAATGGCCGATCCCATATCGTTAACGTTAGCTGCCGTAAGTCTGGCGGGCACGGCAATGGGCACTGTCGGCGCAATTCGCCAAGGGCAGCAACAAAAACTTAATGCCGATTACGAAGCCCTTCAGCTTACCAAGAACGCCAAACAAACCGAAGCAGCGGGGCAACACGCCGCGCTGGAGAAACGCAGACAATACGATATTCTTCAATCAAGGGCGCTGGCCATCGCTGGGGCGAGTGGGGCTGGGGCGCTCGATCCCGACGTGCTTAACATTATCGGCGGTCTTAATGCCGAAGGTGAACGCGCTTTTGGCACAGAACTATACAACGCCCGCAGTAACGCAGGGGCGATGACCTCGCAAGCAGCGGCCACCCGATACCAGGGGCAGCAGTCAGAAACCGCCGGGTACACCAGAGGTGCGGCCACTGCATTAAGCGGAATGGCTGACGTAGCTGGTATGACGTACTTTGGCCAAACTAGCGCAAACCCCGCGCACAGCGGACGGTATATCGATTTTCAACGGGGCATAACACGCCCTCGTTTAAGCTAGGAGAAACGCCTTGCCACGCATGCCAAGTGCCGTCGATATTGTACGGGAAACGCCACAACCTAATACCTCTGTAGCCCAGTACCAACCAGGGCAGGCCGAAGTAGCCATGCAGCAGGCCGGTAACTATGTTGAGAGTACGGCATGGCGCGTGAACCATTGGGTTGCCGAGACGAACGAACTGCACGCACAGGACGCGCTGCTTCAGTTGAAAAGAAGCAGCAATGATCTCGTTGTTGGGGCGAACGGCTACGCCAGATTGAAGAACGGCGCGGCTACTGCCCCTGGCGTACTGCAAAACTACGAACAACAATTTGACGGGCAAGTAGCGTCGATAGGTGAAGGTCTGAACCCGCAAGCCCGTAGTATGTTTGAGCGTGCCGCGAAGAATAATAAAGTAGCCTTCTCCGCCGGGTTACTTGAACACGCTATGCGTGAAGACCTCAATCATCGGGGTGAGGTTTTCAAGGCTACTATTGAGACGGCAGCCGACACGATAGCCCAGGGCTACAACAACCCGATAACGGTACGGAGAGAACTGGCCGGGATCGACGGCGCGGTAGCGAGTTATATCCAGAAGAACGGTATCACAGACAAGGCGCTTCAACAAAAACTAAGAACCGATGCGGTCAGTCAAGGCCATTTAGCCGTAATCGATGGGTATCTGCAAAACGATCAACCAACAGTAGCCCGTGATTACCTGAACGAAGTGAAGGGCGATATGTCGCCTGATGCGGTGAAGCGTGTTAACCGCGCCTTGGAACCGCAGATTCAAACGCAAGAAGGCAGGGCGATTGCCGAAAAACTATTCAACATGCACACCTCGGGTAAAAGCGAAAGTAGCATATTCGAGGAAAAACTGCGGCTCACCGAGGGTAAGAACCTTGACGTGATGCGCATCGCGGATTCGATTTATAACGCTCGCGTGCGGGCAAGAGAAGAAGACCGCAGGGATAAAGGCGGCAACGTTGTTTTAGGAGGGATACAAAGACCTCTGGCCATAAACCTGCAATCACAGGAAATGAAAGACCTTGAAGCGAACGATCCTGAACTGGCGGCCAAGGTACGGAACCAGCTTATCGCGTTGAGCAATGGCGAAGGGGGCAAGGAAGGCAACAAGGCAACCCACGCGGGCATGCAGCTTTATGCAGAACTCGCTGACAGGATAGATAACGGCGAAACGCCACCGACACGGGGTCAAGTAGCCAGCTACTTCGGTGTGCTACCACTACAACAAGTTAACGGCCTGCTATCCAGGCTAGATGGTAGGGGCAAAGCGGCGAGCAATGCCAAGATTGACCCCGATCTGGTTAACCTTGCCTTGCCAAAAAGCGCGAAAGATACACGGGCGAAGATGGCCTTCCGGGGGTTTGTTGAGAGCAAGCTCGATGAATGGAAGTCGCAGAACCCAGGCAAAGTGCCGTCGCTCGAGGATAAGCAGAACATAATATTGTCCGCCACGGAAGACCACGTTAACGTCGGGAAAATATGGAACTCAACGGTCGAAGCGTACCGGGCGGAACAGAGCCAATCGTATCCAAAAACTTTCGGGCAGTTGATGAAAGGTTATGAGGATGATGATATACTGGCCGCCTATGCCCATGCCCAACGTGTGCGCGGGTCGGTACCCGGCAGGCGTTTCACGGACGCAGAACTCATACGCGCGTGGGAAATACAGAACAATAAAGTTAAATAGAGGATAGGCCGCTATGACCGGTGAACTGCCAGACGATGTAAAAGCCACGCTTTCGATATTAGATCAACCGCAGACACCGACCACGGCCAAGCTCAAACCAACCCGGACAATGGACGATATCGCGTTGCCGATACGTGCGCCAAGAGCCGATGACGTACAACAAACCTTATCTATTCTCGACGGTAAACAACCGGAAATTATAGCCCCTGACGAACCCAGTAAACGTGACGTTGAAGCCGATGTACTAAAGCTCGCGCTGCGCAAGGGTGTCAATTCCAACACAGCGCTCGCCGCGCATCGTAAAGCTGTCGCTCAGAAGATAGGGGTGCCCCCCGCATTGGTGACGCCACAAGCTGAAGAATCCGCCTTCTACCAAGACCACGATCCGGTAGACTTACAGAAGAATTATCCGGCTTTGGCCAAGTATTTGAAGGTCGAGGGCAACGCTGAACTGGTCGGGAAAAACGTCGACCAGTTAAAAGGCGTTGAAACGTTCTACCGGCGTGCGGTTCAAGACCCTGAGATCATGCTAGCGAAAGGCGTCATTGGCGCAGCGTCTACCCTCGTTGGTCTTGCCGATTTAGTACCCCCTTTTGGTAAAGCAGGCAAGTACGTAGAAGACAAAGGGTTAGACTTCAAGAAAATCCAGAGTGTCCTGACGGACCTATACACGCCAGAAGCGCAGGCTGCTTTGAAGAGTGTTTCAGAGGCGAAAGGTTTTTGGAGCACACTTGAAGCAGCCGGTAAGAGTCCTTCGTCGGTTGGTCTGATGATCGGCGAGAGCCTACCGCAAATGTACCTGGGCCGTGTATTTGGGGGCGTGCTGAAGGCTGCGTTCCCCTCAATAACCTTTGGTGCCGCTGGCGCGGCGGGTGAAGGTATCACGATGGCCGGTGGTTCTGCCGAACAAATCCGCAGAGAATCGGACAACGGCGAATTGTCAGGCAAGCAGGCTGCTCTTGCGGTGGGTGTTGGCGTTATCGGTACGGGGCTGAGTGCTTTCGGCAACAAGATAGCCACGAAGTTGGGCATTGAGGACGTAGACGCGGCGCTGGTTGCGGGCAAGCTGTTAACCCGGCTAGAAGATTCAGGCATGCCGAAGCAGTTGGCCGTGAGGCTGATTGGCGGCGCAGCGGTCGAGGGTGGTGTCGAGGAAATGCCGCAATCGATTACCGAACAGATTGCGCAGAATCTAGCCTTGAACCGCCCGTGGAATGAGGGCGTCCCCGAGAACGCCGCGTTAGGTTTAATAACTGGCGGCGCTATGGGCGCGGCTGTTCAACTCGGGGCGGTGCGCGGTAAGCAAACAGCCATGGCTGAGACGCCTTCAGAGAAACAAGCACGAGCCACGGTACAGAACAGTATCCTGCGGACGGCGGCAGCGGTCAACGCAGAAGAGCAACGGAACGCGTTGAAGGAATGGGGCAAACGAGTTGCCCAGGATACGACCTTGCGCAAGGAATCGCCTGAGTCGTTCAAAGATTTCGTGCGTACGATGGCGGACGAAGACGGTGCGGTTAAAGAAGTTTTTGTAGACGCCAAACTGTTGAGCGAAACCCTTGCGCAAGCTGGCATATCGAAAGACAAACTTGCGGAGGACATGCCCGAAGTAGCTGCCTCGTTGTCTGAGGCGCTTGATACGAATGGCGAGGTGCGTATACCTATCGAGGATTACGCCACCCATATCGTCGGCACACCGGTAGAGCAAGGTATTTTAGACCACCTGCGCACCACACCGGACGGCATGACCTACGCCGAATCACAACAGTTCTTTCAGCAACAGCAGGATGATTTTATCACCCAGGCTGAAACGTTGGTTAATCTGAACGAGCCGGTATTGACGCGCAAAGAGTTCGCGGCGCAAGCGCCCGAAGGCGTACAGTACAAAGACTATCTGGCCGCGCATAAAAACAAGGTCGAAGTATTCGCCAGCGATCTGAAAGAAGTCCACGATAAGCTGTTGACCGGCCTCGAGTCCACGGGCAAGTTTCCGAAAAGTATAAGCCGGGTTTACGCCATTCCTTTCCGTGAGTTCTACGCGGTGAACGCGGCCCGTATGGGTGTGCTGCCTTCCGAATTGTACGATAGCTTGCCGCTCAATTTTTCGCAGATGAGTGCGGAAGATATACTCGACCCAAGCGTTTTGTCTCAGGATGAAATAGAGAAGCGGCTTGTAGCCCAGCACAACATATCGGTGCCTAATCTAATCCATGCCGACAGAATGGGGGGTTTGGCTGCGCCCTCGCTGGCGATAACCGACAAGGCGCATACCTTTGATAGTTTCGGAGATATAACCCTGATATCAAGCAAGGATATGATCGACCCCCGAAGAGGGGCGAAAGTGTTCGGGGCGGATATCTACTCCCCTCGGTATCCGCGGGTTGATTATGCTTTTAGTAAAGATCGGGTAGTGCGGTTGAACGAGCAATTGAAAGATCAATTCGCGCTCACGAATGAGAAGCCTATCGAAGTCTATGACATAAACGGAGACGCTTCGGACGCGGCTCGAACCCTCGAGAATAACGCTGCGGTTATGGCCGCGTTTCTCGAGAGCAAGAAAATAAAAACCAAGTTAGCGAAAGTAAAAAAGAAAGCTATCCCTCGCTGGGCGTTGAAGTACGCTGACAAAACGATGTACAGCTACATCGACACGCCTGCGTTTATCGAAGACGTGGCAAAGCATACCGAACACATTGACGAGATATTATCCCGTGCTGAGAACGAAGAGGAACGCTCGCTTATACGCAGGCGCTTGGCCAATAGCAAAGCCTACGAGATAGACGCATACCGAACGGATAGACCCAACTTCGGCAAGGTTGACCCCAAAGCCTCGTTAAGTGAAATGAACCGCCAGATATACGATAAGGGGCTGCATAAAGAATATACCAGCTATGTGTACAACCTTACACTATCGATGAACCCTACCGAGAGAATATTCAAGGGGTTCACCAACAGCGGCAGCAGAAAATATATCCCCCACACGATAGATAACGTGATAGCCGAGTTGCGCAAGAATTTACGTGGAGGTGAAAACTTTAACTACGGGTTAGGTTCGATACGTGCGAGTTACACCCCCCAATTCAAGACACTGGAGCAGATTCGTAAGGCAGAAGGAAAACTGCTCTCATCGGAGGATTTTGAGAGGGTAAAAACCGAACTTGATAGCGAGTTCAACGCGGTACTTGAAGAACTGACGCGGTACTATAAACACAAAGATAGCGCGGGTTTTGGGCTATACGAGATAGGTTCTCAGGCGCTTACCGATGCGGCAAGCCTAGGCGTTCCTCGTGCACTGAAGGAAAACCAATTCGAGAACGTGCCCCAAGAAACGCAAAACCGGATAGCCGATTTTTTGGCTAAGTTGGCTGACGTACCTGCGGAATACTTTGAGGTAAAACTATTAAGACAAGTAGGTTTGCAAGAGTTCTCGGGCGCTGTTGTGCCCAAGAACGCAGGACAAAATGTAATAGATATTCTTAAAAAGAATGGCATAACAAATATAAAGTTTTATAAACCTCAGGACAAAGCCGATAGGTTAGCCAAAGTTAACGAGTTCAGTAATCTGTTTT